ATTGGCCGGATGCGATTTTCCCGGCCATGGCGTCCATCTTCTCCCGCATTTCATGCTCGAAGTCCGCCTTGATACCGACACTCACCCTGACTTCTCCGCAATTCTGGTGGCGATCGGCGCCGGGCCTTGGCCCTGCCCGCCCATATAGAGCGCGGCCAATAGGCGAAGCGTATCGGCAAGGCTTGCGCCCGTCTCTTCTGCCGCCCGCGCCAGTTGGCGCGGCTTAACCTGTCTCGAGACGCCCTTCGCTTCGATCAAGTCTCGGGCCATCCGAACGTCAGCGGGCGTCATGGTGTTGCCCGCCTACCCTCTCCCGGGTTTGCATGTCCTGCGCTGCGAGGCGCGCGCGCAGTTCGATGTCCTTGCGCTGGATATCTGCAGCCGTTTCGGCATCGTCGCGCGCCAATTCGGCCTGTAGGGCCGCGTCTTTGCGCTGCTGGTCGCTTTGTGCCAATTGATCCTTACGGGCGATGTCGGCTTGCGCGAGCGCGTCCTTACGTGCCGCTTCGGCCTTGGCCGCTGCCGCCGCCGGCGATTCCTTGTCTCCGCTCCCCGGCATCAGGCTCTTTAGGTTCTGGCTCGCCTGCGCCGCCGCCCTGGCCACCTGCGCATCCAACTCGGGCGTGAGTTCGCTTTTCAGCATCTTCTCACCCTTGCGGCCATGAAACTCAGGGTGATACGGGATGGCGCCGACCTGCTGCTCGATCTGCATTCGATACCCATAGGCCAGGTGTTCCGCCGCATGAGCGTAAACCGACCCCTTGAACATCTTCTGCGCTTCCTCGGGCAAGGTTCCGAACCATTGCATGAGAACCTGCAGGTGAGCTTCGTGGTCTTGATCGTAGTAGGCGCGGATCGGCTTGCCGTGAAGGATCGCCATATTCTCGGACATCGGGTCCAAGCGTTCCGTTTGATCCGGATCCGGTAGCAATTGGTCGGGGTCCGGGATTTTGAGCGCATCTAGCATTCGCTTGTGCGCTTCGTACTTATCGTAGAGTTCCGGCGCTTCCTTCGTCAGTTGCAGAACCGCCTGCCCTTGGGCAATGCGCTGGGTCGACGAAAAGATATTCGGGTCCGAGACCGGCGCCCAGTCAACGCGGCCGTCGAAATCATCGCGGATGACGTGCTTCTCGTCACCAGACAAGCGGTAAGGATATGCTTGGTCCGGCGGCAATATCTCGTAGTTGAGTTCCGAGACCAGCTTGAATTCTTCGCCTTGGGCGTGGTGCAGCCGCTTGTGAATGCCGGAGAACACCTTAGAGCCCTGCTCGATCAGCGCGACCGTGGTGCCGACCGGGCCGTTATTGTCGGCATCGCCGACCATCGCCTCTGTCGTGGACGCGAAACGCTGACCGAACTCCACCAACGCGCCGAGAAGCTGGAACAGAACCGTTGAAGGCTCGCCGTATTTCATCGGCAGGAACGCTTTCTGCATTTCCTCCGGCGTCATGTCGGTGTCGACCCACTCGCCCGGCGCGAAAGTAGTGGAGCCTCCCGGTATCCTTGCCTCTTTGGACTTGAAGCCGCCCCGGAGGTTCGCGAGCTGCGCGGCGTCGAGCAAAGCCCTGAGCGCGCCTGTCGCGGATTTCGATAGCCCGCCGATGGTATGCAGGAACCCGAACCCGTAAAAGCCGAAGCCCGGCAGAAACTTGTAGTGAACGAAATAATTCCGTTTGGTCCGGTAGATATCGCCCTGCTTCCAGTTGCGCCGGACCGCCAGCACTTGCTTCGTATCCCGCTCAACCGTGACGATGTAAGGCAGGCCAATGCCCGTCGCCTCGCCCGTTTCAGGGTCAATGTCTTCGAATCCGGGGAGGTCGTAATCCAGATACTGCTCGTAGACCACGAATTGCCGGTCCTCGCGCAGGTCGTTCGGTGACTTGCCCTCGGCTTCGTCGATCTCGTCGTCGACCGAGGTGCGGTCCGCATCGTCGTTCGGCTCTCCGAGATTGGCTTCGACATAGAAGCCCGAGACCTGCAGTTTCCGCATTTCGTTCTGATAATAGCGGATTCGATGGGTGTACCATGGCGCGGTGGCAAGGCTCGAGGCGCTGTAGGGAACGATCAGATCGTCGGCTGTCACCATGCCCTGCGAGATCCGGCCCATCGTCGCATTGACGTAGACCTTCTTGAAGCAGCTCCCCTCCAGAGGCAGGCGGAATAGCAGGGTGTCCATCTCCCAGAACGCCTCGGGCATTTCCGACGTGTACTGATAGTTCATGTAATCTTCGCCGCGCTCGCGTCGTTCTTGAAGTTCGTCGTCCGCTTCGCCGAAGACAACGCCTTTCACAGGGCCGCCAGACGGCCAGAGTTCGGCGATAGCGCGGGCTTGAAACTGAACGCACGCCTCTGCGAGCATCGGATGGACGGCGGCGGAGGCACCCGGGAACGGTCCCGGTGACTTATCCTCAGAGACGCCCATGCGCTGAATACCCTCGGCGAGGCGCTCCTGCCACTCCTTGCGGCTTTCGATATCCTGCGCGACGGTATCGAGCACGCGGTCGGCCAGCGTGACCAGCACGCTTGCGTCCAATACTTCGGCGAGGTTTTGTCCATGGTCGCCGGGATCGATCGCCGCAGGTTGCGCCGAGCCTGGGTCAAGGTCGACCACGGCGGTCTCGTCGTCCACCCAGACGATATCAAATCCCTCGCCCGATTGCGCAAGCGGCTTAGGTGTCAGGTCGATGACCTGTTCGCCGTATTGACCTGGGATGGCGCCGAGCGCTGAAACCATTTAGGCGAGCGCCCCCACAGACTCATACCTTGCCTTGAGATCAGCCATAAGCTGCTTTCCGCTCCTTCGGTTCAACAGGTTCATCTTCAGGGTCTTCCTTCAATTCGACGCGCCAGCCGCGGCGCAGCCAGAGCCAGGCCATGGTGCAAGTGTCCACAAGATCGTCATTAACGCCGCGAGGATAGGCGGCGCATTCCTCGATTACTTCCTCCGGCCACTTGAGCGGATTGCCTCGATGGTCCGCCACGGGGTAGAACACGCAGCCGTCGTAAAGAACGATCGACGCCGCGTGTGTGCGAGCCGTCTTGTCGACCTCGCGTCCGGTTCCGCGCGAACGCTCGGGCTTCCAATCGAAGGCCGGGACGCCACGCCGGCGCAATTCCTGCCGCAGGCTCTTGCCCGTGGCTTTCGGCTCGATCAGCACCTGATCCGGCTCGTACTGGTCGTAGACGCCTTTCGCGGTGGTGAGCAGGTCGGGGAACGCAAGGCGCTCCTTGATGCGCGACAACAGAATGACGCAGTAGCGATTGTCTTGCTCGTCGAAGAATACGCCCCATGTGGTCATGGCCGAGTAGTCGGACTCTTCCTTCTCTTCATAGGCCGTGTCCCAGCACTGGACGATATACTCGCATTCGGGCAATTCGCCGCGCCAAGGGAGCCACCATCCGCGAGGTAAGATGCCGCCACCGTCAGGCGTCGGGCGTTGTTGTTGCTGGCCGGAGTAGCCATACGGCGTGTAGTCGCTCTTGAGTTCCGCAACCTCTTTCGGCCCCCAGCGCTCGGGCCAAAGCAGTTCGCCCTCGTCTTTGCGCTCGTCGAACTCGGATACCTGTGGATGCCCCGCTTCGTATTCCATCGGGAAGCAGAGAACAGTTGCGGTCTTGCCCCACTTTTTAATCAGGTGCCCCGCAGCATCGCCCTCGTGGAGACGCTGCATGATGACGATAAAGACGCCGCTCTTATAATCGTTGAACCGACTGGGTAGCGTATCGTCGATCACATCAATGACGCTGCCGCGCTCGGCGTCGGACTGCGCAGCCTTGGCGTCGTGCGGATCGTCGATCACCTGCGTATCGCCGCCAGCGCCCGTGATATTACTCAGAATCCCGAACGCCGCCCGGTGGCCGCCCTTCTCGTTCTGGTAAAATGACTTGGCCGACTGGTCCGCCATCAAGGTGAACTCGTCACCCCAGCGTGCCTGGAACCATTCCGACCGAATTAACCGACGGGCGCGCAAACTGTCGCGGATCGCCAGCTTCTCATTGTGGCTGTAATTGTTGAACTGGTGCCAAGGCTGCTTCAGCCAGACCCATACGGGATAGAAGACGTTGACCAGAT